TGATGCCTGAAGACCTGTGATGTAGTCAGTAATCATGATGATGAACAGGAGAACGAACAGGCTCCCAGAGATGCCCATAAACCCCTCACTGAAGGCGCAAATTCCTGAAAAGATTACGCCATAAAATGCTGCCACTTGCACCTTCATTTCGCTATAGTTGAAAAGCCGTTGTATGAATTCCAGCTGTCTCATAATCCTTTATTTGCTTAGTGGTTTCAGAATGCCCACCGCTCGAAGGATATACTCGTAAATGCTTGTATCGTAAACCCCATTAGCGGCAAGTGATGCACACAGCCCAACTATCAGCGCGTGCCACCAGACCAGCCCAACCAAGAACCCGAACCCGAGCCACCAACCCGCCATTGTCAAGGCAATTCCCGTAATCCACGAGATGATCTGGTTAATGATTTTGATGTCGGTTTTGATTACCTTTTTTACCGCTTCTACAACCAGCGGAATAGCGGCTACGAGGGTCACGAAAGTGACGAAGATGCTGCTAATAGGCCCCGCATCGTTGCTACCATCAGAGGCCAAAAGGGCAAAAGGCATCAGGAGCATAGCCCCGAAAACCATCAGCATTGCAATAAACTTTTTCATGTGAAATTAAATTTGGTTAGTAATTACCACGGGCTAATTCCCGTGACTGTTGGTTGCCTATCCTCTAAGGGGTTAGGCTCTCCCCATTTGTTGTAAATCCCAGTGGCCACCTTCCTGAAGTTGCTTTTGTCCGTTAGGCTGATCTGTAGGTCTCCCTCAGAGAAGTTGGCTGCAGTCAGGAGTGCAGATAGCACATCTGCTGTGGCCAGCTCAAAGGCTTGATTTTTTCCAGCGTATTCCTCCTGCGGGGTAATTCCCCTATCTAGGAGAATCCGCAAGTGGGTATTCTCCTCAACTGGATAGCCAATTATGGTGGACTTAAGCGCTTCAAGGTTGGTCATGGGTAAAAGAGGTTAAGGGGGATTGCTCCCCCTTGATTTATGCCTTAGTTTCAACATCCATTATATACATCCTGTCGATAGCCTCAAGCCCAGGGAATGCCTTAAGCTCAATAGCCGTCCACTCTGCAAATGGGTCGTTTTCTTGCCACTTGGAGATAAGACCGTTCTCGTAGGTTGCATAGGAAATACCGGCAACAGGCTTCATCTGCTCAATCGGAATTGCACAGTTGATTAGGCCAAGTTTACCGGCTGGAATAAACACTACAGAAGTGTCCTTAAAAGGTCTCTGAACGGAAATCTTTCCATCAGATTCAACCCCAATAGCCTCATTCACAAGTTCGATAGTTGGGAAACCATTAGAAGTCAACATTTCGTTGATTTCGTCAAGCGTTCCAACCCGCTTCTGGTTGGTATTCATGCGGAAGTAACCCGCCATCATGGACATGGTCTCGTTGCACTTCTGCAATTTCCAGAAGGTGGATCTAGTCATGAGCATCTTGGCAAACGACCTTCCAGCATCTTCGCCGGCTTCCACCTGCGTCTTGATGTCCGTAATTGGGGTTGCTGTTTCTGGAACAGACCACTTCTCTACCACCTTTTTGAAGTTGTCAACCGGCATCAGCAGGTCAATGTCACCAGTTACAATACCATCAGGATTGTTGGTGGCTGTCATGCTGATTTTTCCGGTTGAAACAGCCTGCAGTACCATCATGTCGATCCGCTTCATGGCGGCATCACCGACGCGTTTCATATCAGAGAACATGAGGTTAAGCAAAGCCTGCTTCTTGGTTTGATCATCCACAGAAAGGTTCTGTAGGGTGAGGTAGTCCCGGTAGTCAGCCTCGGTCAGCTGAAACTTTTCCTTAATGGCTGCCACCTCTCCGGAAAGCTTCGACAGCTTATCCCGAGACCGGAGCGGAGCGCTTGACTGGTGAGCCACAACGGAAGCCGCAGCCTCAATTCTGGACCGTCCAATCACAGTCTCGTAGGTTAGCGAAATCCTAGGAATACCCCAATCAAAGTAGTTCTTCCACCAAACAGGTGCGAACTTATCCTGTGATGCATCCACCATCACCTGAAGCCTGTCCGAGTAGGGCGCGAAAATTGATTTAATCTTTGCCATAATTACTTGGAGTTAGACAGGTTAATGGTTCCAGGCAGCTGCTCCTTGGTTACAGGAGGAATCCTACGTGCGTAGGCAGTGCCGCTAATTACAATAGTTACCGATTCGTTGTCGGCTACAACGGTTTCCTCATGGAGAAGACCGGTAGTCAAATCGGTTACGCTTTGAGAGGCTAGTACATCACCGGCAACAACGGTAACTGCCGAGTGCATGGTGAGGGTGTCGTAATCTGCATTGCTCGTGTTGATTGCATCGATGGCCACGCCGTCAATGCTTTCCCCAACTACCAGCAGATGCCCTTTTTCCACCTTTACAGAGGTGGATGCGTTGGCGTTCTCGTAAGCTCTGGTAGTTTTCACCACCTTTGCTTTACGGGTCGCCTCATCGTAGACCATCAGCGTTCCCGCCTTGAGGGTCTGACCGTCGGTCAAGCCTGCCTTGTCGAGCGCGAATCCGCCAGTGACGGTTTCGTTAATCCGCGAAAAAACAGGGATGATCTCCGTAGTTTCAACTTTTCTGAATCCTAAAGCCATTTTTTGCTTAGTTATTAGTTAGACTTCTTGTCCTTTCCTGCCCAGGCTTCGATATCGGCATCCACGCTGGATGGGTTGCCTACGCTGCCCTTGGGCGGCTCAACTACTACCCCCTCGTTGATGAGGTCTTGCTTAACAGCGGTGAAGTCGGCTTCAATTTCAGCCAACACGCCGTCTAGCTTATCCTCGCTCTCGACAGTTCGACCTTTCAGGAATGCTTCAGGGATTTTCTTCTCTGCCATCTTAGCCTTCAGCTTAGCAGAAAGTGCCTCACTTGAGCCCTTTTGCTTGAACTGGTTCAGCTCGTTTTGCAGTGGCTCAACGGCTGCTTTCACAGCGTTCGCCACGATAGAAGCGATGTCATTAGGATCTGCTGGCTTAGGCCCTTCGATTGGCTTACCTTCCTTAAGGTTATGCTGTCTTTCGTAGTTCCCAAGTGCAGTCTTTGCGGCATCGGTTGCCCTGCGGTCGCCCTCCGATTGGAGGATGGAATTAAAGGTGTTGATTAAGCCTCCGACCCCGCCAATTGCGGTTTCAATGTTGGCTTCCTCGGTGACAGTCTTTGCGAGTTCCTCTGCAACCCTGTCTAGCACTAGACTTTGAACCCCAGTATATTTGGTTTTTAAAGCCTGTAAAATTTTTTCCTTCATGAGGGTTTAGTTTGGTTAAACTTTCATGGAGGAAAATTACCCTGAAGTCTACTCGGGGGAAAGAATTTGAAGGTCTGAAGTATCACACTTATACAAGTGTGCGAACTTTATCATGAAACAAATTTGAGCAATAGGCAGTATAAGCGGGTTGTACTCAAACTCAATTACTAGAAAATTATAACTAAATAGTTTTTACTATTACCATGAATAAAGAGATAGAGGAAAAGGTCGATCAAACAGAAAAAGAACCCCAAAATAGACTTCTAAAAATGTCAGAAGAAGAAAGACGTGAAATGAAGCAGGCTGCAAGAGACCTTGTAATGAAGGTTACCCATAGCCATGAGAAAGAGCCACCGACCCAATAAACTTCATTGCTGTAACTTTAAACCACTTGCTATTTTACCATCATTGAAGTTATCTTCAACCCAGTATGGAGCAGACTTTAAGCGCTCTATGGCCTTTTTATTTTCTGAAATGTAGCTTTCAGCACTTGCAGGAATAGATTGTATTGAATTCTGCTCAAGCATGGTCGTTGCAGTTTCCTCATCTGCATCCATGTAGGTTAGGTAATCTTCCTCCGACATCAGTATCGGGACAGCATGGCAAAAGCATCGCGGGTGCCAGCCACGAAATACAAAATCCTTTGGGTATCGACCGGCCATGTAGTCGCATATATCCACTGCAGGGTGGCTACCAGATAGCCTCACTTCATACCCTACCACAAAGTCTAGAGTCTGCCACCTTGTATGGTCTGCAGTTCGGTAGGCCATGTTGGTTTCAGTAGCAGCCAACCGAACGGCATTCTGGTGGGCAGATTTGTAAACACCAGGTTTAGTGACAAAATCCTTCATGGGTCGGCTTGGGACCAGCTTACCGTCCTTATCCCGAACTCTTCGGTAAAGTGCATCGGGATTTTTGAGTATTTGTCGAACGTCCTGGGCAATTAAATTGGCACTTCGACCGGTTGCAATTCCGCTCTCTAGGTAGTATCCCAGCTGCTCCTTGACTTGGTTCGTAGTATTCCACACACGCTCAGAAAGTCCAAGCCCATCAACTTTTCGATTCACAAAGGCTTCAAGTGCCTTTTCGTTAACCCCAAAGAGCTTTTCCTTCAGCTTGCCGCTGATGGCCATACCCTTAATGTAGGACTTAACCAGCTCGTCGTTCTTGGTCCTCGACAATGAAAAAGCCCACTTCTGGCTGTTGTAAACAGTGCTTTCAAGGTTGCTTTGCAGCTTGGCTAATTCTTTGTCAATCTCCTTTTCAAGCTGTGGGTTCTTATCCCAGCCACCATCTTTTAACCTTGTTAGCTTGCCAGCAATCGACCGAACAAAGATGTTAAAGACGCTACCAATGGCGGCGTCTTGGGCAAACACTTTTTGCAGTAACTGCTTATCGTAGCTGGAAATCATCGGTAATTATGTTCTTGTAACCGTTACGTGCCTATTAAAACAAACGGACGGCACACTCCTATTGCCAAAAATTCAGCAGTTTCCAATGCCTTTAAGGCTATATCTTCTGTCTGAATATTTTGCTGAGATAGAGAATATAAAGCCCCTAGAGCAACATCAGCACCGCAGCCAACAGCATCTATCCCATTCAAATTCTCAGCCACTTGAAAATCATCCTCTACCTTGAAGAGCCTATTTTTATAGGCAACTAAAAAAGTGCCTCCTGCTTCTGAACCCTCAGAATCTTTTCGTAGAAAACCACCATCTCGAAAACATGCTCTTACCTCACTTATAAAGTCAGTGCACATGTATTCATAAATATCCTTTGAGATGATTTTGGGAGGTTTGAATGAAAATCTAAGCAATTGGATCATTCGAAAAGAGGAGGTGCATCCAATAACAAATTCTCCATTCTCAAATACCTTTGAGTCTTTTCGTATCGAAATACTTGAGTTAGTAGACTCTGCCGAATCTCCTCCAATAATAACTCGTTTTGATTCCTTGTCTATAATTCCAACTATACACGTCATAGCTCACTTGGGTTCATCGTTTTTTATTAATATTATTCCATTCTGACGGCGTCATTGGTTTTGGCATTCCTAAAGGGTATATTTCCTTAAGCACAGGATCCACCTCTTTTCGTTCAGCCAAAATTTCAAAAGATTGACCACCATACGATACACCATGTGCATCAGGTTCAGTTGGAGGAGTTGAAGTATTTGCACTAGCAACAATAGTCCAACCTTCATCCATTAATTCTTTTATCTTGTCCAAAGCATGGCTAGGATAAGTTTTAAAAATTCGTCTTTCCATAACACCACTCTTTTCTTTGCAATGATTACATGTTAAGTGTCCCACTCAGTGCATTTCGGCTGGCCGTAAGCTCAGCCTTCGCCTCCTCATCCATTCGGCTAATTTCCTCGTCAGCATCCCCAACCAGCGGGTTGTTCTCAATGGCGGTCTTAACTGACATGATTGGTTTACCTGTGGCGGTGGCGAGGATATCCACCTCTTCCTTGACGTTCTTTGGTAGGTAAGGTGTAAATATCGGCTCCATTTCGAGCGTTAAAACCTGCTGGGAAAGGGAAGTATCCACTACCATTCCAAGAACGTTTTTAAGCAGGTTCAACCTTCGCTGAAACATCTCCCCGAACAGCTCAAGCTTGTTCTCCACCTTCAGGTGGGCATCCATGAACTTCAGCTTAAGGGCAATTCCCGACACATCGCCCATGCTCTTCATGTTCTCAAAAGAAATGTTGGGTGTTTGGGTGAGTCCATAGATGTGCTTTTCGAGCGTTTCCAGCTCTAGCTTGATGGACTCGGGTGCATTGTCGTAGGAGAGATAGGAGGCGTCGGCATCCTTTTCCATCTGCAATACCTTTCCCTGCTCCCCCTTGGAGGCAAAGCCAAGCACCTTGCCCTTTACCTTGACCATTGGTGAGCCAAAGTAATCGTTGGTATCTGCTAGGTTGCTCATTTGGGTTTCGTAGCGCTCAATGAGCCCCTGCACGAGATACCATTCCGGCACCTCCTGGCTGTAGTAAATAACCGGTATTTTCTTGAAGGGGTTGGCGGCACGTTTTTCCTCCGTCCATCCACCATCACCCTTAACCATGTTCACCACCACATCGGCGGTATAAATATCGAACCGGGAAACCTTTTTACCATTCTCCGTTACGATGTACTCCCGGCTAAAGGCGTCCATGTCCCCGTACTCATCGTAGTGGGGATAAAGCTTGTCTCCAAGTAATGGTGAAATCAACCTTACCCTGAGCCTAAATTTGGAACTGGTTGCTGCACCAACAGCCGATTTCAGCTTAGCCCAAAGGGAGGCCCAAAAGGAGCTATCATCAACGAGATACCATAGCTCAGCGGCCTCACACTCCGCGAATACCCTTCTGGCCAGCTTTCGGTTGAAGAAGTCCAGCTTGTTATCGTCCCATGTCTTCTGAATCATGGCTGCCAGCTTCTTCTCAGGGTCATCAACGGCATA